TTGATCGCGTTGTCGTCGGCATCGACGTGGCCAAGGACAAGGTGGATGTGTGTATTCGCAGGTTCGCATTGCGGCAAGTGTTCCCGAACACCGCGCCGCCGGCCGCGACCGTCAGCGTCGTCGCCGAAACATCGGAGATTTCGGTATCCGACGTCATGACCACGATCGCAGGATTGTTCGCCCAAGTGCCCTGCAGGGCCTCCTCGAAATCGTCATCGGCCACGCCGAAGGCGATCTCGCCGGCGACATCGCCGTCCGCATCTTCGTCGACCAGCACCAGATCCGTCACCTGGCGATCCGGCCGAATCTCCGAGCTGACCACCGTCTTGGGGTTGGCGGCCAGACTGGAGGATGTCTCGCGGACTGCCTTGAAGACCGGATTCACCGGCGTCTCGCTGAACGTGGTCTCGTGGACTTTGGACAACTTGACGCGGTTCGTCGACTGCAGGACGGGCATGAGGAGCGTTCCTTCTAAGCGAACAGATCCAGATAGTACGGCACGGCCGACGACATCTTGAACCGGCCGCCCTGATAGTTGGTGGGATCGACGATCGCGGGACTCGGCGCGAATGTCGTCACGCCGTCGAACTGCTTGCCGCGAAACAGCGTGCGAAGCTGGTCCATCAGCTCAAGCGGTTGCGTGAGGCCGCCGCCCGTCTGGAACGACATCACGAGGCGGATGACGCCGCTTTCGCGGAACACGTTGCTGCCGGGTGCGCCGATTGTGATCTGGTCCTCGCGCGCGACCGGATATTCCACCGTCACATAGGGCGAGCCGTCCGGCGTGCCCTGCCCCGTGGTGTCGTCCTCGATGATCGCCGTCACGGTCCAGCTTGCATTGAGCCGCGCCATCACCGCGGCGACCAGCGTCCCGCTCGGCATCTCAGGCTGATCCCAACGCGATGGTGATCGCCGGCGTGTCCTTGATCGACGCGGCGAACTCGCCGAAGGGTTCGCGATAGGAAAAGCTGATGTCGAGCTGCGGGAACCGCATCCGCGCCAGTGCGGCGACGGCCTCGAACACGCCATTGGGCGCTTGGCGCGATTCCGGCGGCATGCGCTCGCCTTCGATCTTGCTGGCATAAGGCACGCTCGACAGGAACACGAACTCCCTGCCCTCCGGAATCTCGCCGGCGGGATCGGCCGCAATGCCATCGACGAAGAACGCGAACGAATGCTTGAACCGGCCTGACCGAACCGGCGCGAACGCCTCAAGCTCCGCGGCGATCCAGGCGAACACGTCCGGCATCAGATCGAACGTATAGACGATCTCGCCGTCCGGCCGGACGCGGTCCTCCGAGGCGCCGGCGACGCCATCGACCGCGACCGTGTGCTGCGGCACGAAGCCGAGCGCAGCCGCGTTGACCTTTTCGGCATCGGCAAGCTGCTGCCGTGCGAAATCCGCGAGCTGGGCGCTTTGCGCAGCCGGCGACAGGTCCTCCTCGAGGAGCGCGGCGATGTCGAGATCGCCACCGTCGATCGTTGCAGTGATCATCAGCCTTTGACCTTCATGCTGATGCGCACCACCTGGCCGTCGATGAAGACGGGATCGACGAAGGTTACGTCCTTGGGCGGCAGCCCGCGCATCAGCACCTTGTCCGTCGTGCCGGCGCGCGGAATGCTCGGGTCGACATCAAACGGCGGAAGCTGCGGCGGTGAACCGCCGGGCCACTGCGCCTCCCTGATCTGCGTCGGCGACATGATGATGTCGAAGGTGGTCGCAGGTATGCCGGCGACGGTCGGCTCGGCGCTTGTGGCCGTCACCTTGGCGCGGCATTTCACGTCGACCGCGGTCTGGTTCGGCGCCGTGCCGAAGACGCGGCGCAGAATGATGTCTTCGCCCACCCGCGCGAGCCCATTGTCGAGGGCAGCGATCAGATCGGAACTCATGGCGACTTCGCGTTGTCCTCGGGAATCACACCTGCTTGTTGGGCGCGCGCTTGGCATCGGGCTTCGCTACGACCGTCAGCTCTAGCCCCACATCCAGCACGAGGACGCGGCCAGACAGATTAAGACGCCGTTCGAGCTGCGCCCGAAGCTCCGCGGCCATCACCGAGCTGAGTTGCTTTGCGGGACGCACCGCCAGCACGTCATCGGGACAAAGCTCAAGCCTGGCCACCCGAAACTCCACATCATCGAGCATATTCACGAGAGCTCTCCCTGATCAGGCGACGGCCACAGCCGGCCGTCGAAACGGCGCGATCGACGCCAACACCCGCGGCGGCAGCAGGCCGGGATCGCCGACCGCGCCGACCCAGAACTGCCGGTCGATGAGCCCGGGAATGGATTCCGATCGCAACGTCGGGTCACGGCCGCGGCTTGCCCAATAGTCCGACACCAGGGCGACCACCGCGCCCTCGATGCCGTAGGGGAGATTGCGCACGGTGTCGCCTGGCAGGATGTAGCCACCGGTGTAGGCGACGATCACCGACTTGCAGAAACACCATGCGCAGGGAAAGCCATCGGTCGAGAGGCGATCGATGAGGCCCGCATCGGGATCGAGGCGCATCTGCGAGGGATCGAGCAAAATGTCGTCGACCGTGACGCTGGCGACCGCCGAGACCGGCGTGCGGTTCAGGAACAGCGTCGTCTGCGCTGGATTGCCATGGAGCGGCAGCGCGATCCTGAGCAACGAGATATCATCGTGCCAGAACGTCTCCCGGACCTGTTCGGACGGCAGCCGGTAGCTGATCGCGGCCTGGATGTCGGAGGAGGCCTCGGCGATCTTCGCTTTCAGGATCTCATCGTTGTCACCGGTCGTGATCTGCAGCTCGGCCTTGACGCGGGCAAGCGTCGTCAGCAGCTCGGACGCGGCCGGCGTGACGATCTCGACGACGGAGCGCATCAGGTGCCGATCGCGATCCAGTTGACTTTCTTGCCGAAGGCCGTGGCCGCCGCCGGCGACGGGTCGGTGCCGCCGGTGTTCTGCCAGGTCTTGATGATGATCGAGCCGGCCGCCGGCGCGCCTGCCTGGTCGCCGAACTGGGCCGTCACCATGAACGGGTTGTCGGCCGGATCGGACTCCAGCGAGGCAACGACGGAGACGACCGTCGAAAGCCCGGTCACGACCGTGTCCGCCGCGGTCACCGTCGTGAGCTGGCCACGCGCGATCTTCAGCGGCACGCCGGCTTGCGACAGCACGCCACCGGGCTCGATGTCGAGCACGCCGCCGTTCTTGACGAACAGCCGGGTAGCGCCCTGCTCGATGCCCACCTTGACATTCTGCGAATTGGATTGCGCCGTCATCGCGGCAGCCAGGGCGCGCGAGAGATCTCAGACCGCGGATTGCGCGTCGGTGCAAACAGCGGCCTGGTCACCCAGACGCCGGCGACAAAGGCGTTGCCGGTGTTGTTGACAGGCGTGATCGTGACGCGCTTGTAGCGCTTGCCGCTTGGCCGGAAGCCGAGCTTGAACACCTTGTTGTCGGCGGAGAAGTCGAAGCCCGCCTGCGTCTCCAGGCCAAGCAGATCGCGGTCATCGACCGCGGTGTTGTCGGTCAGAGCGGGGTTTTCGCCTTCCTCCGCCAGCACCGTGAAGGTCGCGTCGGCATCGGCAAGCGAACCGCACAGGATGACGAATTCCGCGCTCGATAGGCCCTGCATATCCAGAATCTGCGAGACGAAGGGCGTGTTGTCGATCGTCGCCGCCGCCGGCGAGATGCCGCGCTTGACGTCGATATTGTCGTGAAGCTCGCGCATGGCGAGTTGGCTCCTTGCTGATGGATGTCGGGGGAAAGGCCTGCGCAAGCTTGCGCAGGCTGTCGCTGGCGCCGCGCGCGGATCAGGTCGCGAGCAGCTTGATCGCCTCGAAGTTGGTGACATCGCCGCCCACCCGCTTGCGGGTGTAGAACTGCACGAAGGGCTTCGCGGTGAACGGATCGCGCAGGGTCGAGATGCCGACGCGATCGACGATGGTGTAACCCATCTTGAAGTTGCCGAAGCCGACCGGCAGCTTGGCCGCGCCGACGGCGTCCATGTCGGCGGCCTGGCGCACCTCGTAGCCGAGCAGGATGGACGGCTTGCCGGCCTGCTGGTTCTGCTGCCAGATGTAGCGGCCCTCGCCATCCTTCAGCAGCATCACCTTGCCGACCGTGGCGCGCTGCATCAGCCAATTGGCGCCGCCGAGATAGAACTCCTTCAGCGCCGTCAGGATGTTGATGAGGTCATCCCAGCCGATCACGCCCTGCGCTGCGGCGGCAATCTGCTCGATCTTGCCGGAGCCGCCGGCAGCAAAGGTGCCGCTTGCATAGGTGGTGAAGCCGCGCGGCTTCTTGACGCCATTGCCGACCACGAAGGCGCTGGCCTCCGTCCGCCCGAACTTGTCGCCGATCTTGTTGCCGAGCCAGGCCTCGACATTCCAGGCGTTGTCCTCCAGCAGCTTCTGCGTCACCTTCGGATTGGCATAGAGCTCGTGCACCGGAATGCGCTGCATGCCGACCTTGGGCGTGCCGGTCTCGGTCCGATCCTCCTGCTCGCCGACCCAGCCAGCGGCGGCTTCGTCGTCGTCGCGCGGATATTCGATCGCATCCGAGGAGATCGTCTCGATGTTGGCGATCGCCCGCATCGGCGACGTCTCGAACTGCACGCCGTTGATGATGCTCCCGATCGCCGGCGTCACCATGTAGCCGCCGTCCGGATCGGAGCCGACATTCATCGCCTTGACCTCGGCGCCCTGCAGGCCCTTGTCGTCCTTGCGCAGATAGACGGGGAATGCCTTGCAGTAGGACTTGATCTCCTCGACGTCGACCTTGTCGGGATCGAAATCGGCGCGCAGCTCGTGCCTGAGCGCCTTGGCGTCGCGCGC